GAGCAAGATTATCCTGGTCCTCAGACTGAGCAGAAGATTCTAAACAAACTCTGTAAGGATTCTGACTTCACAAAACGTCTTTCAGATTGGGCAGACATTATCAGGAAAACGTTCTATGATGGTGGTATAGACGAAGTTATTTCAACTCGTCGTCTTGTCCATATTGTGAATGCTTTTGCTATCTTTAAGGATAGAATGGAAGCTCTTCAGTTATGCCTTAATAGGTTTGACGATGAGACCAAGCAAGCATTCTTAGACTTGTACTCCAAAGTGGATGACAAGGTTGAGTTGACAAATGCTGACAATGAGGATACAATTACAGGATGAACAAGTACAACGAAGACGAACTTCTAGAGGAAGTCAAGTCTTACATTCATAGCACGTACCGTGGTCACTACAGCACGGGTGGGGTCCAGACACTGGACCTCATAGATTCTGTGGGTGACGCTGAAGCATTCTGTAGGAGTAACGTCCTCAAGTATGCCTCACGTTACGATCGAAAGGGTCAAGCACGTAAGGACATCATTAAGATTGTTCACTATGCTATACTCTTACTCCATTTCAATGATAAGACTGCTAGAGCGCAGGCTATCAATGATGGAACTACATCATTCACTGTTGATTACGACAAATGACCGCCGTCACTCTATCAAAACAGACACTAGCAATTTTAAAGAACTATGCCACTATCAATACTAGTATTGTAGTGAAGGCAGGTAATGTCCTTAAAACTATCAGCAATGCCGAGAACATCCTTGCTACAGCTAAGGTCGAAGAGACCTTTCCCATTGACTTTGCGATCTATGACCTTACCCAGTTCATCGCTGGTCTTGCATTGTTTGAGGATCCTGTTCTACATTTCGATAATCCTAACTACGTTACCATACGTGACCAAGGTCAGGGTAGACGGGTGAAGTATTACTTCAGTGATCCTGAGATCACTATGAAGGCAGCACCTGATCGTGATATTAAATTCCCTGGTGGTAATGTTGAATTCTTTGCATCCTATGACAACATTTATGCTCTTACTAAGGCGGCCCTTGTCTATGGTTTGCCTGACTTCACTGTTGATAGTAAGCAAGATAGCGTCACTCTTAAGGTCAGAGACAAAGAAGATGAAACATCAAATTCTTACAGTCAGAAAGTACGAGGGTCAGCAGATGGAGAGTATTCGTTGGACTTTAAAGTCGAGAACCTAAGATTGTATGAGGGTGATTATAATGTTGATGTATCTAATAAGCTGATCTCTCATTGGAAACACGATGAGATCGATCTCAGTTACTACATTGCTTTGGAACCTTGATTAAAAGTCTCTTCAAGCATTTTGAAAAAGATGCTAAGATTATGTTTGCTATACTAGCAGTAACAGGACTTGCGAGGGTACTGATAGTGCTAGTTCCAATGGCAATGGTTGCCTGTGGACATTATGAATTTTGTCCTATACAAATGTCACCCTCGTCTCAAACCGAGTTAAATGAATAGGAAGTTCCTATGGGTCGAGGAGTATCGACCACACAAGATTAATGATTGTATCCTACCTGAAAACCTTAAGACAACGTTTCAAGAGTTTGTGGATGCAGGTGAATTCCCGAATCTTATCCTCTCTGGATCAGCTGGTGTTGGTAAGACGACAGTTGCAAGAGCTCTATGTGATGAGTTGGGTATTAGTAGTATTGTTATTAATGGTTCTGATGAGGGTAGGTACCTTGATACAGTCAGAACAAGAGTTAAAAACTTTGCTAGTACAATTAGTCTTACAGGATCTAAACACAAGTGCGTCATTATAGATGAAGCAGACAATATGACTTCTGATGTGCAGTCACAGTTACGTGCTGCAATAGAAGAATATCAAAACAATTGTCGATTTGTATTCACTTGCAATTATAAAAATAAGATAATAGCACCTTTACAGTCTCGCTGTTCCGTATTCGATTTTGTAATTAAGAAAGATGACCAGTTAGATTTACAGGGTAAGTTCTTCCTTAGGATCAAACAGATCCTTAAGGAGAACAAAGTTACAGCAGAAGATAAGGTTCTAGTTAAGTTAGTACAAAAACACTATCCTGATTGGAGACGTACTTTAAATGAACTTCAACGACATTCGGCTAGCGGTAGCATCGACAGTGGCATTCTTGTTGATATTGCAGACCTTGATATTAGTACCCTTGTTAAGTCTCTAAAGAGAAAAGAGTTTAATACTGTCCGTACTTGGGTAGTAGAGAACCTTGACAATGATCCTAATCTCATCTTTAGAAAGTTATATGATGCTCTGACTGTAGAGTTAGTAGGTCAAAGCATTCCTCAGTTGGTGCTCATCATTGCTGAGTACCAGTATAAATCTGCGTTTGTTGCCGATCAGGAAATAAATATTCTTGCGTGTATGACACAGATTATGGTGGAGTGTCAGTTTAAATGAAAATCACTCAGAAGATAATTGATGACCTCACTGAGGCATTAGCTCATACCAAGAAGGATGGTACTGAGAACTGGAAAGATGGTGATGAGATAGATGTATGTATTGGTGGCACCTTTGCTAACGATAAGTTCATTAGTCTGATCAATAGATCCAAGGATAAATGAAAGATATTTCTGTAGAGAGACATTATGATTGTGATAATCTCTTAGACCTAGTACAGTTCTGGGATCTTGATTTAGATTGGAAAACTTTACTCACTGAAGCTCGTACTTGCTACGGACTGTGGAACTCTTGCATTAAACCTAAGACGGGTGGTGTAGGAGGAAGTGCTGGTGCAGATGAAGAATGGGATATGTCTATGAGCAAGAACGCTTATAACATTATCACCTTGTCATCTACACTTCCAGAGATGTACAAACTCTGGAATCAAATGTTTAAGAATATTCGTTCGCATTCAGAGTTAAAGACTAAACCACTTTGGATACACGCTTGGATGAATGTACATAGGTCTGAAGAGTTAGGTAAGATGTCATTGGGATGGCATAATCATAGCTACTGTAAGTACCACGGTTTTGTGCATTTGAGTGACAAAGCAACTGAGACAGTATTCTCTGAGTATGTTCCTGATGATGAGAAGCAGAGAGATGAGAAGACAGAGTGGTATCTTAGTGCGGAAGACCGTACCAGACATCCCCTTGATACCAGTCCTGAAACTCTAGTTGTAGAAAATAAGCAGGGTTTACAGTACCTTGGTCCTGGTCCTTTGATGCATAAAGTAAGATCGAATGATTATGATGGACTGCGAGTCAGTATTGGTTATGATATTATAGATGATCTGCACTGGATGCCAATGGAGCATTGTAGTTCAGAGACTGGTACTTGTCAGGTCTATCCTGTATTCTCAAGACAAGAAGATTTTTTTAATACTAAACTAGTACCCATACCGACCTATGAAGAGTCCACTCGATGATATTAAACTTCGTTCTCTGGAAAGAACCTTCGAGTATGAAAAGATTTGTAGGTTAATTGATCAGTTGACGGAAGAAGATGCTAGACTAATGGCAAAGTGTTATGCTAAACTATACCTTGCCAATTTAGGCAAGCTACCTAATGATTGATACTAGAGAAAAATTTCTGGATTTGCTTAAAGAGAAAGCATATCGGAAGGGTGAATTTAAACTATCGTCTGGTAAGACCAGCGAACATTACGTAAACTGTAAACCTGTAACACTACAGGCTGATGCACTAGCTTTTATTAGTTGGTGTATTCTTGAGTGTATGGAGGAAGATAGTGTAGCAATTGCTGGATTAACTCTTGGTGCTGATCCATTAGTGGCAGGTACTGCAGTTGTTTCTGCTATAGATGAGAGACCTATTGCTGGTTTGATTGTACGTAAGGAACCTAAGGGTCACGGTACTGGTGCTTGGATTGAAGGTCCAGAACTACCTAAGGGATCTAAGGTCACTGTTGTAGAGGATGTAGTGACCACTGGTGGGTCTGCTCTTAAGGCAGTAGAGAAATTACGTGAGCACGGTTATGAGGTTGATCGTGTAGTGTGTATCGTGGATCGTCAGGAGTGTGAGACCTTTACTTGGTTTGACAAGTCTCTTGAATTGACCAGTTTATTTTTACTGGAGGAGATCTGTGAGTGAATTCAGTAGTGACATCTTGGATAGAAATTATGATGAGGATGGTAATGAGTTAGATAAGCACGGGTTTAAGGTTAAGAAGTATCCTGATGGTTTAGAGTCAGTTCGCAAGTCAGTTCAGAACTGTGAGCAAATGTGTGGACTGGATAAGAATGTGATGACGGCTCTCCTTAATGGAGAGTGGTCGCAGAGTGTTACACTTGACTCAAGGGGTAGACAGAGCAAGAAGATTGTGATAGAATACGATATAACACATAAAGAGTAATGCCAGTCTACAGAGACTATGAGATCAGGATCAACTTGAATGAACTGATCGAGCATAGAGTCCCAGTGTGTGATCTTCTCCACCCTGACCACTGTCTCTCAGAGAAGCAGGTGGATCAAATTGCACATTACCTTCGTTGTAACATTGATCTGGATCCTATCTATGATCAGGTTGATACAGCAATCGAAGACTTTTGTAAGGAGTTTGAGGTTGAAGCAGAATAATGGAACCATTTAATGATACAGGAGTACATACTAATGTCCAAATCACCATTGATTTGAATGAATTGGTATGGGCTAGAGGTGAATTTCTTAAGCAAGAAATGTCAGTGAATCAAGCAGAATATATTGCTGAGACTCTACGTAGGACATTAACTTGGGATACTCTGTATCATATGATTGATTCCAGTATACTAGAGTTCTTTGATAACCACGAACATCCTGAGATTTGGGATCCTCACTACGGTGAGATTCAACCTGAACCAGGACGTGAGAAAGAGCTGCAAGACTACGAGAAAGCAGCAAAGATGAGAGAGAAAGCTAAGAAAGAGTTTGAGATGGTTGATTTAGTTGCACCTGCTTGGACAATTAAAGTACCTAGGAGGATTAAGAGAGATGAGTAAGAAGTTTAAGACTCCACTTAGGTATCCAGGCGGTAAGTCTAGGGCTACCAAGATCTTACTGGAATATATTCCAGAGAATTATAATAGTTACATAGAACCCTTCATTGGAGGTGGTTCTATGGCTATCGCTTTGACTAGGAGGAATCCTGATCTCAAGGTAACCATTAATGATCTGTACTATCCTCTATACTGTTTCTGGACAGTCCTGAGAGATGTAGGACCACAACTGCAAGATCATTTATTTAATATTAAGACCTATTTGGATAGGCACGATGATGAAGTTGATAGGACTGAAGCACATAGAG